ATAAGAAAAAAGATTCGGACATTAACTTAGAGTTAGATACAAAGTCTGCTGCCGGAGCCATATGTCCTCTATCCAAACCGGAACCTGTATAATCTTTTAAAGTTACTCGATATTCAACAGGAACTTCCGTATCTTCCCGAAAATCATCTTTTCTAGAAGCAGATTTAACTGCAATTTCATCTTTAGTAATATGTTCAACTACAAAATAAGCTACTTTAGTCTTATAATCATAATTTATAGCATAATCAGATTTACATATGTATTGATTATTGCCTTCTTTAGTTATCTGAGGAGCACCCCAAATAACTATTTTAGGGCATTTATCATCAATGCCATTGGCAAATACATTACTAGATAACAATAGTAATAATAAAAATTTATTCATATTATATCCTAAAACAAATCCGTGAAGAATTTAGAAACAGAATCCAGAAAGTCATCGTCTTTCTCTACTGCTTGTTCATCAGGAATTGCAACTTCTACTAATATAATAGGAGCAATGATAGCAGCAGCTACAGCAGGTGCTACAATAGCAACAGGAACTGGTTTAGAAAATACATCTTCATCAATAGCACTCAATGCGATATCATAATGATGTTGTCTGTCTTTCAAACCAATAGTACCACCATTAATTCTTTTGGTTAATGTAGTAAACTCACTAGAATCACAATATTGATTTAGTTTATTAGTTTGCCAGAAGAACGCACCTGAACAAATAGCACCTTCTAATGTTTCACAATACGCAACTGTTTCATCTAATGTTTTACCAATAGACTTTGCAAACTTTGAATAATTATCTTTACCAGTTAATTGAATACATCCACGACCTCGGAATTTGAATCCTTCGCCTGATGCTTCTGAACCATTACCCATTCTATCAGCATAAACTTTATTAGCAATCTTTTCTGGATTACGATTATAAGGAGCAGCCATTGCAACAGAGATAAATCTTTTTGGCCAAACTTTACAAAGACCATCGGCAGAATAATTCAAGTTTTCTTTCAAGGCAGTAAACTGAGCAGATTCGTGACCGCATTGTGCCAAGAAAGCAGCAACTCGTTTTCTGGTATTAATTTCATATAACGGTAGAACTTTATTAAGAACCTCAAGTAATGCTTCAGGTTGTTTATTGTTCGGGCAAATCTTCTTCAGTTGATCTAATTTTATCATTTATTTTCTCCTTTACACGGGTTATTTGCGTCTTCTTCTATTACTAATAATATACAATCTTCTTCTTCACTAATTATACCTATAGCAAATCTATTAAATCCACATTGAATATAAATCGGTTTTTCAGAATCCCGAACTATTTCATTAAAATCTGTGAGAGATATTTTTACCCTATTACGTCGCATAATGCTCTTAAAGGTATCATTGGAATTAATTTATCATTCATCACACTAAATTCTAAGTGTTTCTCATAAACATCAAATTCAATTTTTTCCAATACTGTAACACCTATAATAGCAACAGAATCTTTATTAAGTCTTGAGTATATAATTTTACCTTCAGCATATACTTTGCTTGCGACCCAACCTTGAAGTCGTATGTTTACAAATTTAACAGAATCTTCAAGTAACTTTTGATTGCTTAAATTATTAGTATTCATTGTTAATTACTTTAAAATTATTTTTGAAGTTGGAACTACAATTGGACTAAATACTCGTTTATATTCAGTTACAAGTGCTTCTGCAGGATCTGCTTCAATAGCTATTGAATGAAAATATACTTTGATATTGCCTTTTGCAAACGGCATTACAGGGGCGATAGCAACTCTTACACCTGATTCTGTTTCTTGAAGGACAATATTTGCGGGATTTTTGATATCATACCATATATTAGTAACATCAACTACTTCACCAATCATATCTTCCCCGATTTGGGATTTAAAAACTCTTATATCACTCATTATATTTCTCGCTATATTAAAAAAAACCTCCCATGGTGCGCTTCACGTCCCTTGTCATCCTAAGATGCTTCTATTATGGGCGTAGAGAGGCGTGGGAGGCGTTGTTATAATTTATTCAGTCAAAAACATCTCAACATCTTGCTTTCCGTCACCAATAAGAATCTTTTTGGGCTTCCTATGTTCGGGAATAATATTTTCAAGGTAAACAGATAAAATACCATCAATGAATTCTGCATCTTTTACAATTACAGTTTCGGCTAGTTTTATTGTTTTCCTAAATGATTTTGCACTAATACCTTTATGAAGATATTCAATTTCATTATCAAATTCGCCTTTAGTACCAGTCATAATAAGAACGCAGTCCTCAACAGTAATTTCCAATTCTTCCCTAGAAAAACCAGCTACTGCTAATTCAACAACATATTCATTGTCATTGTATTTAATGATATTATGGGGAGGATACTTAGTTGATAATTGATAATCGCTTGTTGACATTTCCATATCTTTCAATAGTCTCTCAAGACCTACGAATTGATTTAGATGTGAGCCAAAAGCCATATGTGCGGTTGTATTCATGTTGCGTCTCCATTTCTGCGAGATTAATTAATATTTCTATCCTTACGGCATAGAATGGTGGGGTTCCAGTTACGAATCTGGAATACCTCTTACGTGGGTATCGATCGGCGGACATCCTGGTCCTTCACGCACTATTATTTAAAGTCTATAGTGATAAAGACTACCTACCTCGGGAGAAGGAGTTTTCTTTTATTCTTCGTTGCTAACTTCAGGAATTTCAGCCAATATGGCTTTTTCAATTTCTCCAACTTGAGAAGTTCCTTGAGATCTAATTTCATTGATCAATTCTGCAACAACTTCATAAGATTGTTTTGCTAATGATGCTAAAATTGTATTAACACCACGTACATTTAGTTTTAAATCAATAAAACTTTCTTCAATTTTCAATTTTTGTTCTTCGTTCATATTTATTTTCTCTTGTTTCCAATAGTATATTTTGATGTTAAAGTCCAGTTCTTTTTGTCTTTATAAGAGACAATCTTAATCTGGGATAATGACGCTTTATTTTCTGCTTGCGCAGCAGTTACTATAGTTAATAATCCCCAGTCACCCAGCAAACTAGCTATAGCATTTCTTCTCTCAATATCATTATTAGTGATATTGGATTCTTTACCATCCAATGCAAACAACTCTTTGAAATGGACGATAAAATATTTGCCTTGCTTATGCAATATATGGCAAGATTGATATAGCGTATTGTCTTTTTTAGAAGCAATACCAATCCTAGTTAAAGTTTCACATACTTTCAAAAATGCATCAGGGTCAGGTAACGTCACCTCAAGCATACTGTCATAATTCCAATCATAAAAAATATCCATTTTAATACCCGCCTTTATACAATTTCTTTTCAATAATAGCAAGTTGATCATTGGTTAGGATATCCAATACTTGTCTTGCCTTCTCATCAGAATATTTAAAATATTCTTTAACTAATAAAAATGATTTAGAGTCTTTATCTTTCTTTGCCCATTTACCAAATCGTTTCTTCTTAGCTATTGTATTTATTAAATATTTAAATTGCATATCATTATCTAAATTATAAAATTTATTCATCTCATTAGCATATAAAATAGTATCTGAATGCTGGGATAATCCTCTATTCACCATAAATGAATTATAATCTTTAGTTGCCTGTGGATCAACAAACAGATTTTCTTTAGTTTGTGTAATGGCAGTAATAAAATCAAATGGATTCATTATAAAATTCCTTCTTCATCATCTAATGCAATAGCAAAAGTTTTATTTGGAAATCTATCTAACAATTTATCTTGTAAAGATTCTATAGAAGTTCCATGTGAAAGATATGTATTATCTTTTAATTTATACATATAAATAATATTGTCATGTACTTCTAAGTATGCCAATATATCATTTACTATTATTTGATTATCTTCATCTATATATTCATCTTCATCATATTCTATATATAACTCTCCATTTTGGAATTTACTTATAGTTCTACGAACTCCATACCAATATCCTATTCCTCCATTCAATAGTACTAATATTAAAGTTAGATAATCCATTTCCATATTAATACCTATTTAAATTTACAAGAAGACATTATTTCAACCATTGCTGACATTGTATTTATCTCTTGATCTGCTACAAAGGCACTCTTATATTGATAGTCACCGATAATAATAATTAATTGCGGAATACTTGATGGATCTAAAACATTTAATGCATTATCATATAAATGTCTGAATAATGATGAAGCATCCGCATCTGCACTAGCAACCCATTTACGTACAGACGTAAAATCTTTTTCTTTAAGACCTTTAATTAATTCTTTATAAGAGTCTGCAGATACATTGACAAAAATTCCAGAGTCAATTTTACCCGCAACAGAATATCTTTGCAATTCATTTAATATCCTTCTATAATCTGGAAAATGTTTTGTTACTAATTCAGCAACCACTTTTGGATCAAACTCTATATTTTCTTGCTTCAATATACGGGTAGCACGTTTGAAAAACAATGCAGCCATTTCTTGTTTATCTTTAGGATCTATTTTAAAATCTATAATAGCACATCGTGAATGCAATGGATCTATAATACGATTTTTAAAATTACAAGTAAATATAAACCGGCAGTTATTGCTAAACTCCTCAATGAAAGATCTTAAGGCAGGTTGAACTGAATCTGCATTCATATAATCTGCTTCATCAATAATGATAACCTTCTTTGCATCAGTTAGTGATACAGACGAGGCAAACTCTTTTACTGTAGTTCTAAGAGTATCAATTTTACGACCTTCATCGGAACCGTTAATCATTATATAGTCTGCACCCACTTCATTACAAAGTGCTTTAGCTATAGTAGTTTTACCTACACCGGCAGAACCAGTTAATAAAAGTGTGGGTAATTCACCTTGCTTAATATAATTATTGAATGTAGTTTTAATGGATTCAGGAAGAATACATTCACTGATGGATTGCGGGCGGTATTTTTCTACCCACAAAAATTGATTGTCTTTAGATTCGATAGTCATAATGTCTCCATAGTAAAATAGTCATGATACATTATATCATGACTTTATCAAAAAGTAAATGTATTTTAGAACGTACTATCAGCCTCAATTGCACAATAATAAACTAAATCACCAATTGTAGATTCAAATCTAGCGATTCTAGAATGAATAGTTACTGTATAATTACCTTGTAACATTTTCAGGTTTTCAATTTTAATATTAGCTTTAAAAGTTTTATCAGTAGTACCTACAATTGATTCATATAAATTGCTAGTAGCATTCTTTTTATCACCAATTGTTAAAGTTAAACTAGTTCCATCGCCCACAATAGAAAGATCAGAAGCTTTTAAAACACCGGCAGTTTTTTGAATAGCAGCAAATAATGATTCAGATAAGTCAAAATTAATATCTGCAGCAGGAAATACTATATCTTTACTTGGAGTTTTCAATAAAGATGCATCGGCAGCAAAAAATTTAATTCTGTTATTTTTCTCTTGAATATTAACATACTTTTCTTCAAATTCTAATTCAGGATCAGTGAATAAAGAAATTGCTCCTAAAAATGAATTAAGGTCATATATGCCAAATTCAATAGGGAATTGCTCAACTACAGTTATACTTGATGCTACAGTTTTATTTACCGAAGTAGTCTTCAATCTATTTCCAGGTGTTAACAACAAGTTGCTATTGATTGATGCATAGTTCTTAAGGATATTAATTGTGTCTTTACTGATTTTCATAATGATGTCTCCATA